TACTGTCACGTCTTTTGGATTATAATCCATACGGTTTTCCTTTCATAATCGCACCAATCTATAAGTTGATGTTGAAATTTATAAATCATTAACTGTAAAATACTTTTCTTCACCTACTTTTCTGGCTTCTACTGCATCTAAAATATCATCAAACAAACCCAAGTTATAATACTTTGTTTTACCATGAACATAAGCTTGCCATTTCTGATGTCTTTTACTCCATGTTACACCGATATAGCCCGACGTGTTATTTGGGTTTACACCTTTATAATTTTGTCTGTTTTGACTTTGGGTACATATACGAAGGTTTTCTCTTCTATTGTTACATGAATTACTATCACGATGATCAACTACTTTACCTTTAGGTGGGCTAGTTAACATTCGGTGCATCATAACATTCTTTCTTTTACCTTTAGCTATTTTTATACTTGTTGTTGGATAAAAAATGGGTGTGAGATTAGATTTTTTATTCCAACATTTTGATATAAACCATGTACATTTAGATATTTCATCGTAATCTTCAATATCAAAAAATATATTAAAATACCCATACGTTGGACTATGTATTATAAGTTCATAAAAATCTTTGTGTTTTATATATTTGTTAGGTTCAACTTTTTTACTTCCTATTTTATATTCACCCCTTCTTTTAGTTTAATATTACTTGTTTTAACGTAAAATCTCGATTTGATTGTGTTATTCTAATTCATTAAAACATGCAGTTAGCCTATCTTTTGGAATTTCAATCCAATCTAACGTCTCAAAACAATCAAGGTGAACTTCTCCACCAATAATATCCGTGTCTGCATCTTTACACCAAATTGATCCGACTGGTATTGACTTATATTCATTAGTTGGAAATCCGTCTCCATCATATAGCTCTACACTAAATTCATTTATGCACTCATATTGTATATCAGCAATCTTAACTTCTTCGTCCATTTAATCACTTCCTTTCAATTTATACTATAAAACGTAGTTTTTATGTGGTTTTATTTATAGTTTAATATTACTCATATTTAACACCTATGTATTCTAAAACTTCTTTCATTCCTAATCCACCTTCAGACACAGATCTCATACAATATTCCCAGAGTTTTGGATGTGTTTGTTTTAATCTCTGAAACCTATTGGGTTCTTTTTCACATTGACATCCATAGGCGCAGAATACACATCCAGTTCTATCACATCCAGTTGTATATAATTTACCTTTTTTATCTTCTAATATATCTCCGTATACAGTTGCATATTGTATTTCATATCTTATTATGTATAATAAAACATCCTGTTCAGTCCAGAATGACATTGGTTGTGAACTTGGATAGTTCTTATCAAATGCGTTGCATCCATTATTTAACCATTCCTTTTTTCTTAATCTACTCTCGCAAGCCATAGTTGCTATAATTGGAACTTTTCCTGATGCTTTTCCGTATTTCTTAGCTGGAAGTTTTTTCATTACATTACAACACTGGTTTGAAATAGGTATATTACTATCTTTTAATGGCGTCCACTTTTCAAGCAACCACGCATCTCCATACTTTTTATGATAATCACTATTCCTAATAAATTTTTGAGCAGTTTTACCTTCTGGCTTGTTTCTAGCTGCCGAAATATCCCTACTTACCTCTTTACTGATTAATGGATAACCATATTTTTCTATCACTTTTTTAAAGTTCATTTCTGGTTTTATCTTAATGATATTTTCTTGAGATAAAGCAAATTGTCTAACCTCTGGATATTCAAGTCCAGTATCTATAAAAACAGCTTCAATATCAGGATAAATACGTCTTGCTAAATCTAATAATACTGTACTGTCTTTACCACCAGAAAAACTAACATATGTATTACCTTTAAATTTTTCATACCACTCAATTATCCTAGTTTGTGTTACTTCTATCTTTCGTTCCAAACTCCAAGATTGCATAGTTTTTAAATCTTCTACTGTATATTTTTGCTCTATATTTCCCGTTTTCTTATCCTCCTTATATTAATGATTAAATATTGCTATTTATAACATAAATTATTTGTTCTGTGTGGTAATTTTCTACTCTGTATATAAAAACTTAGGACTAAATGGTGAAGATTTTCTATCAAATCTCTTGTCATAAAACTCTTCAACGGTAGTACAACCCTCCTGCCTATTAGATGTAAACAAATGATTACATTTACAACAATCAAAACATCCTAACTCGCTCTTTAAAACTTCAATCTTATAGTCTAATCCGTATTTATGTAACATTGCAGTATTATTAAAATCTGTACTCTTATAAATTAATGCATCTCCACAACAACATTTACTTGTTCCATATTGATGTAAGTCATTATCAGCTAAACTATATGGAATATTATATTGTTTCAATAATTCGAGAAAAGGTTTATACAACTCTGTTCTAATCTCAGGCTTTAAGTTTAATAATCCCATTTGTGTAAAATCACTTGATTTTAATCCCGTAAGATTTAGTAAATATTCCTTATGTTCTTTATTTTGTGGAACTAATTTCAATCCCTCTATTGTAAAATGGTCTGCATCTTTAAACATTTCAACAATCTCTATTGTAGATATACTTGGAATAAAAGGCTGTAATCGAATACCAACTTTAAATCCTCTATCTTTTAAATTTCTATAGAATTTATATCTATCCTTAATGTCTGGAACACATGGTTCAATATCTTTCCTATTGTTAACGTTGGTTACTGATAATTGAAATGTATGTAATTCTGGTTTAATATCACAATTATATGTAGTATCTGCCTTTGTACTAAAAAGAATATGTATTCCATATTTGTTTGTAATATCTAACATTTCTTTGGTTATATTTAATCTTTTTTCTATTGGCTGAAATGGATCGCTCATACCGCCACAGTGCCAAGTAATATTATCAGCTATCAATGAATCAAGAAAATTACTTTTATCATATTCTTTTTTATTAAATATTTTATCTAACTTCTTTTCTATCTGTTTTATATTTGCTATTTGCAATTCTTTTTCAAATTCCATTATCTTTCTACAATTAGAAAAACAATATGTACAACCAAACCCACACGTCTTATATGTATCGACTCTTATCGGTAATCCACAAATTGCAAATTTACTACTTACATTTAAAGCATTGAATTTTTTTAGTTTATCTTTATTAATAATATAATCATCTCCTTATAGTTTTATAGTTTAATATTCCTTTTATAAAATAAAATCATCCTTTTATTGTGTACGACATTTCCATAATATAATTGTCTTTTTGAACGGTGGTTAATGTATTTGTAATACCGTCAAATCTAGGTTCAAGTTTTTGTTCAATTTTACCTTCGGCATTATATCTGCCTCTCATAGCAACACAAATTGGTTCTTCTACTACATACAAATAACTATAACCACCTGTATTTCCTACTGGTTCTGCAACTAAACACATAGCTATTGCATTACTGTCATAAACTCTATTACCTTGACGATATTGTTTCCCAAAATTCTTTTCACCAATACCACCTACTAACACTGGTTTATGTTCTCCACAAATAGTTTTTACACCACTTGTGGTTGAGTAAAATTTATGTCTATTGCTTCTCCGCTTAAAATTCTCTCATCTGTACAAATATATTTATTGTCATAGATAGTTTTATATAGATGTTCCATAATTAATTTAATACAATATGTAATAATTGAATTGCCTGCTTCTTTATATAATTGAGAGTCCGAAATATCCATATCCATACATAGTTTTATATCTCTGTCTGTAAACCCCATAAGTCTGAAACACTCAGTCGGTATAAGCTTACGAATTCTTCTTTCATTATTTTCAACAACTTTTAAGCCACTTCTCTCACTCCTTAATGTTGGAGAATATTCTTCGTATTGTCTTACATCTCTATTACTATAAAAATCTTCAAGTATCTTTGGTTGTCTATCTCCACCTTGCATTGTGTTGAGAGTTGGAGCAATTCCTTCTATTGAGTAAACCCTACCAGTTTGAGGATTGTCAAATTTACCACTAGGAACTCTATAATTACCAAGCTGCTTAATATTGTTTTCATTGATGAGTCTGGGATCTTTATAATCTCTTGAATTTAATGTAGGCGAATATTCATTATATTCTCTCGATTTTCCCTCTCTTTTAATTTGGCAACTGTCATACATTAAAGCGGTTTTACTGTTTAGGTCTGTAATAAATCTATCTAGCTTGTCTTCTGATATATAGTATTTTTCATCAACAACTTCATCAAGTAAATCTCTTAATCGTAGTCCATTGTCAAAAGGCTTGTTGAATTCAAATAATCCAGTATCAATATCTTTTCTTATACTGATTGCAAAAGTTCTTTCTCTGTTTTGAGGAATTCCACAATCTTTACCATTGATTACTTTCCATGGAGTGTTGTATCCTAACTCATCTAATTTATGCAACCATGCGTCGAAATCAGGCTTATTATTCTTGCCTACTAAGTTTTTAACATTTTCCAAAAGAAGAAACTTAGGTTTAATATTTTTCTTATCTGCAACCTCTAATAACCGTTCAACCTCTTTCAATAGTCCACTACGAGTACCTTCTTTGATACCAGCCTGTAGCCCAGCCACACTGACATCTTGACAAGGAAATGAATATGTCCAAAAGTCTGCATATGGTAATTCCTCAATCAAACTAATATCACCAAGGTTATCCGATAATACACATGCCAAATAATATTTTTCAAGTATCGTATTTTTCTGTTTTATATGTTTATTCCAATTGTATGGCTCATCTTTTTTAAAGTCATATCCAATGTTTCTACTTGATAGCAGTTTTGTCATTTCTTCTTTTGAAGGATATTCATCATATGTATTAATTAATTCTTTTGTTAACCCACAATGAATTGCTGCATAACTCACCATTGCTTCTTTGTCTATATCAGATGTTGAAATAACTTTACAATTAAACAGTCCAGTTAAATCAATTCCTCTCTTTTGAGCCCCTATTCCACTAAATAATTCATTTACTGTGATATCTATTTTATTCATTCAGTCTCCTTTATAGTTTCATATTTTTATTTATAACATCAAACTGCAATTTTATGTTGTTTTTCATTTCTACAACCCTTATAAACAGTGGCTTGTAGGGTTGTCAATAATTTACATAAGTTAAAAATCGTGTCTATTTTATGTATAAACTTTCATAAACAATACTATCATTTGAATTACCAATAGTTCTTTTAAAACTGCTATTACCATTAGTTAAATATTCATGACTGTTATAAATATCGTTTGGAACTGCATATGTACTATCAATATCACCAGATATACCATCAAATGATAATGTATATTTGCACTTACAATTTCTCAACCAATCCCATAGCTTTTCATAATCAATCTTTCCGTAATACATACCTTTTGTATTAGCATAAGGAGGATCAAGATACATAAAGTCATTTTCGCTTGGTTGAATATTTTCATAACTGCAACATATAAATTTTACATCATACTTATTTAATAGTTCCGACCACTCATTTACAATTTTTCCAAATGTTTCAGGAATAATACCATCTCTTGTAATATGAAAAGAATTATTAAACTCGCCATTCTTATTATATCTTGGCATACCATTTGTAGTTGTACGCATTATAAACATAAAATCTAAAGGATTCTTTTCTTTATTAAATCGTTCTCTTACCATCACAAAGTATTTCTTTTTACGTTCTTTATCATCGTCTATATTTAATTCGTTCCATAGTTTAATATAGTGGCTAATTACTTGTTGTGGATTATTTTTTATTTCATTCCACAATTCTATTAAATCTTTATTTAAATCGCTGCATATATATTTATTTACTTTAATATTACTGTCTAATAATCTTCTTAATACAGAAGCACCTCCACAAAACGGTTCATAATATGTATCAATTTCTTTGGGAAAATGGTTAATAATATTTTCTGCTTGACTACGCTTACTCCCACTCCATTTAATCACTGGTTCATACATTTGGCTTCTCCTATTCTATTTTATTATTTCCACATCAAACCGTTCTTCTATACTCTTCTATTCCAAGATTCAATCGCCTCTTCTTTTGTTAAGAAATATCCACTCGCTCCAAAACAATCATGACATTCTATAAAATGACCATATATTTTTATTTTAACTCTTTCATCGTCATAATCAGCACCTATGTTTTCACTCCCACAAAATGGACATGGTTTTAATTCTTCACTCATAGTCTATCTCCTTTTCTTATCGTATAAAAGCGTTATTCTCTGTGCTTTTACACCTCAAACTTTGGTTCTTTACTATACTTGTCAATCAAATCATTTGCTAACTTCTTAATTATTTCACTTGTTTCAGGTGATTCTGTTAAATTTTTCAACAATGCTAAAGTGTATTCTTTATCAATGTAATTTACTAGTGTTTCAATAACAGCTATATATCCTAGAAAATACATATCATACATACCTTGCTGCTTCATTATGTTTTCAACAATCTCATCTTTTGCAATTTGAATTTCTGATTTCTTTCGTATGTAATAATCTCTAAATTCCATTTTGATTTTCCTTTCTAATTATCCAATCGAAGTAAAGTTTTATATTATTATTCATAAATTGTAACTGTTTTCGCAACCTTTTGTTCGACATTATAATATTCAACTTGACTAATATTATATGGAGCAATATCATTCACTTTATCAATGTCAGGAAAAGGCAATCCGTTTATACTAACCCATCTTCCATACTGTTCCAGATCTTTAATTGTGACAATACCTTGATTTTCTCTTATGTATTTTTCATCACATAATAGATATTTTCTAGCATAACCACAACTACCGGCGTCTTCATAGCTAACCATTTTAATTACAACAACTGGTATTCCGTTATCAAATACAACATCTCCTATACTTGGTATATACTTATCCATTTTCAATCTCCTTTTCTATGTTTTATATTAACGATTTTGAATAAATTGATATATTGATTTGCTTTATTATTCCTTTCTAAAATAGGATTCAATAATTGATAATGCTTCTCTTCCTTTATTATCCAATTTATATAAGCTATCTCTAGCTGCGGATAATAAATCTTTTAGATCATCTTGATATAATCCAATTGTATTCAAAAAGTCAATCACATCTCCATCTGCCCAATCTTCATAAATTAATCTTGCCACATCGCTTGCTGAAATATCTAGGTCAATTTCTTGTTTAATTTTCATTTTCCTCGCCTCCAATTTTTCTTATAAAACCAAATCTGACATTGATGGGTTTCCTAACAATCATCCCATAGTTTCTTAATTTCTTCAAATGGTTTCTTAATATCTTTCGTATTTCTATGTCCTACAATATCAGTAGCATTTACAAATCTTCTTTCTAAATTTTCAACCATATTAGCAAAGTCATAATCAGGTGTATACTTTTTTAGTTTAATACATTCACCATCGTCGTCTTCGTCTATAAAAATTTCCATAGGATCACCTTCTTCTAAAAGTAATCTATGTCTTATTTCCTTTGGTATAACCACTCTTCCTAAATCATCAAATCTTCTTACTAATCCTGTTGATTTCATCTTGTACATCCTCCATATCCTAATAATTTTAACACTGATACCATCCTCTAAATCTAGTGCCACATTTTGTACATAGTTGAAACTCTGTAAACTCTGGCTCTATGTCGTCATAATAATCCGTATGGAACACCTTTTTACAATGAGTACAATAATACTCTATACAAGTCATATCTTTTAAATCCTTCTTTATTGCGGACACCGAATAAAACATCGCTGGTATTTCTTTATGTCTTTCTTTTGTTGGAACAGTTTTTATTTCGCTACCATTTACAAATTTAATATTCACTATGTATTCCTTTCTATGGTATCATATCCATATCGTAGTTATCTCTAATATAGTCAACCAGTTCGTTTAGTTTAAGTTTAATATATTCATCATTCCTTATTAACGGATGGACATTAGCCATACAAGAATCTACTTTACCACTTTCAGTAAACTTTTTATAATCAAATGTCACTAAAAGTAGTGGTATTTGAGTTTTATTCTTGGTTAGTAAATTTGTTATTAATCCCATAACAGTATCTCCTTTCACTATAAAATGGTTGTTTTATATTGTTTCAAACCTTATGTTCTCCTCTATACATTCATAGAAAATATTTACACGATCGCAATTTTTTAATCCTTTTAAACATTCTTTCAGGATTACTACATAACGGACAATCACAGCTAAACCATAAGGCAGATTTAATTCTTTTTATTTCTTCACTCGTTCCACTAATTTTTAACATTTTATTTTTCCTTTCTAAACAAATCAGAGTTTGATTCATAATAATAAACATTCATATATCCTGCGCTACTAAATCTTATTTCTCTTACTTTTGTTCTTAATGATCTATGAGGTTTTCTATATCTAAGATATAAGAACCAATCATTACAATCTGTAAACCAATCTATTGAAAATCTCCATAGTCTCCAGTGAATAAAATCTTTATCTCTCATAACATCTCCTTTTTTATTTGTTTATGTTTTATTTATACTTTATTTTTAATAGCTTCGGAGGTTTAGGTAATGCCGGTTTGTTTTCAGTATTTTTTAATTTATTCATTCCTGCTTCCCCATCTTCAAATTTAGTAGAATTGTGCATCTGCTCTCTAATTCTGCCTATCTTTTCCTTAGAGTAGTTGTTGCCAACTTTGGTATGTTTAGTAATAAATTTACGTAAGAATTTAATAATATCACTAACTAAATATACCAAACCGTACCAGACAAAGAAAACACCGACTATATACGTAGTCTTTTGAGATACGGATAATTCATCAATTTTAATTACTGGCATGGCATCAGCAGCCATGAATAATATCATAGATAATAATAAAATAATTCCAGCAATTTCTGTTATCCACCATGTAATACTTAACCCTGTAACTTTTTTCATAAAATCCATCTTTTTAACTTCAGTATATGTAGATTCATTAATTCCATCTCTTGCTGCACTATTCTCAGGAATACATTCATTGCATGAGTTGCCAACCGTACAATCAAAATAATTGTTTTCAATATCACTTTTAGGGGCTTCCACAACTATATCTTTATTACAATATTGACACTTACATTTAACTCTCATTTTTCTCCTTTCTACATGGAACTTATGGGTTAAGCCTAAGAGCTTACTTGTGTTTCCACGTTGGGTATTTCCTCGACTTTACGTTAGGAGCAGGGTTACTCGTTTGCTTATGTTTAATACACATCTACTTCTAACTATCCTTTTTCGCTATGTACCCATTCAAAACTACTAATATTAATGTTTCTTTATATATTATGTGGGTTAGGATTTGCACCTAACATATATTCTTACGAATACTTATTGCTTAACATTTTGCTTCGCACTGCCGAGGAAGTAGACTAATTCTCGTGCTGTGCGGGTGAACTACCGCCAAGCTAAAGACTTGTCGGCTTCTTAGTCAATATCTCTAACGAGACAAGTTTACCTAAGCTATCCTCGTAGTTCCTACGATTCTATTTCTCAAACCTTCATTTAGTATGTTTATTGCTGCATTAATATCTCTTTCGTGATGAGTGCCACATTCTGAACAAGTCCATTCTCTAATTGACAATGATTTCTTACCATCCTTATGTCCACAACAAGAACAAATTTGACTTGAAGGATACCAAGTGTCAATTCGCAAAATTTCTCGTCCACACCAATTAGCTTTATATTCTAGTTGTCGTACAAATTCTGACCATGATACATCTGCCACAGATTTTGCTAATTTGTGATTTTTCATCATATTCTTTATTTTGAGTGTCTCTAAAGCGATTACTTGATTTTCGTCAATCAGCCTTTTTGACAGTTTATTTAAGAAGTCTTTTCTTTGATTGGCAATCTTTTCATGTTGTTTTGCTACTTTTATTCTTGCCTTTTTTCTGTTACTACTTCCTTTTTTAGTCCTCGACAAATCCTTTTGCAATTTTCTAAGTGTGTCTTCTGACTTTCTTAGAAATTTTGGATTCTCAATCATTTCTCCATCTGAGGTTATTGCAAACTCTTTTATTCCAAGATCAATTCCAATCATGTTGTTTGATTGTTTTATTTCTTTTTCATTATCGCAATCAACCAAAACAGAAACAAAATATTTACCGGATGGAACTTTTGATACGGTAACTGAT